AAAAATACAGAGGCAACCACACAAACAATCAAAGATTTAAATAACTATATCGCTAATGAAGCTCCATACAATGGTGCCTTCAATGTTCCAAGTGATAATTTTGATGCGACTGAAGTAAAACGTCTTCGAGATATAATATTTACCCAAATGAAAGATGGATTCACTCCACGTTTTATAAATAATGTGAGGGTAAACGCGACGATATATGATGTGGATGTACAGGGTGACACAGATGCTGAAAATGAATGGAATAGCCATTTTTCTGAATTAGGTGATGCGATTACTATAGTGCAAAACACAGACTTACGACAAATAGAACCAATTTGAGGAAAATTAAATGGGCGTTGAAGACAATCTATTCGAAATAAATGAACTAGAGACTAGCGACACATTTCAAAGTTGGTTCACTAAAACTAACGCAGAAATTATTGCAAAGTTAAACAAACTAAAGATCTATGATCTAGAACTTTCAAACATTTCTGGTCTGAGTGGTTCAGTAGGAACTACTGCGGCTGCAACTGGTACTGCCGGTAAACTAGAACTAAAACTACTACACACGATTCCACATGGACTAACCCTACAGGGTAACGCTACGATCACGGGTTCATTGGAAGCTGGTAGCTTTGCTGGTCCAAACTCATTCATTCTCAAAGGTCAAGTGATTGATGGTGTTACCGCAGCATTTGACTTCGGATCTTTTGTTCGAATGGATGCGTCAGGTTTAACCAAAGCAAAGGCAGACTCCGACACAAATGCAGAAGTTCTCGGTATGGTAACTGGTACATCAGACACCAGCATCACCCTAGCACAGAGTGGATCTGTTGATGGTTTGTTCTCACCTACAATGGTAACCGGAGGTATTTTCTTCCTAGATCCAACGGTTGCCGGTGGATTTACAGCAACAGAACCTAATGTAGCTGGTCAAGTATCAAAACCAGTTCTTATTGGAGCTTCTGGTGATACTAATGCTGTTCTTCTATCCATGAGAGGTCAGTTACTACAGGATACTGGTACCGGCAATACAGGTGGATATGCAACACATAAAATTTATGTGAACACTGGATCAACTGATCACCATTTAGTCAAGGGTAAAGTTGTTGCATATAGTCCAGATACGTTAACATTTACCGATGGTAGATCACAGTTCAATGGATTCTTCCTATCGAAAGATGATAAAAACATCGATGATACAATTGGTATTGTTACTGGACAACCAGCACCCGATACAATTGAAATTACAACATCAGGTCTTGCGGAAGGTTTACCCTCAGATTATGGTAGAGGTAAGTTATACATTTCTGGAGTGACGGGTGAACTACGAACAAATCCAGCTACAAATCGTAGAAAACTATTTGCAATAAACTACGATCCATCTAACAGCAACGGTATAGTTACAAATCAAGCTTCTGTTGCAGTAACAGATCTTCTTTCTGGATCATCACCCAATATATTAATCAACGGTAGTTTTGATTTATGGCAAAGATATCCAACTGGAACAACAATTACTAGCGTTGACAGCATATATTCTGCCGACAGATGGGTACGTAACTTAAACGCCACCGGTGCTACGTTTTCTACTACATCATATATCAGAAGAAAAGAATTTGATGTTGATCAGGTTGACATCAAAGGAACTCCAAATTACTACTTACGAACGTTCAATGTAATCACGGGAGCTGTTACCGGAGATCACTTACACCTTGAAAATAGAATTGAAGATTCAAGAACACTAGCAAACGAAACTGCTACTGTGAGTGGGTACATTAGATCGGGTAGTGCAAAGTCAGTTCCAATCAGAATTAAACAGGTATGGAACGGCGTTACTGGATCCGAATATAGCGGAGGAACTCTTTCATCATCCACTGATTGGGGATTCTTTAGTAGCACATTCACAGTCCCCGGAATAACCGGAGCATCTGCGAATCCAGAGATTGCAGGGAATCATTACTTAGCATTGGCGTTTGATCTAACAGAGGCAACAAATACTTTCCATGATTTTGCACAAATAAAATTGGAGCATGGAGATAAGACCACTGCATTCTTCCCCGTGAACGTAGATGAAGAACTAAGAAAATCTAGTAGGTATTATCAGAGAAGTTATAGACTAGAAGAATTTACTGGTCAAGTTACTAAGGGTGGGAGTCAAGTTGATTCACATGTAGTTGAGTTTACACAGACACCATACAATGAAACATCATTCCGGTATCCAGTTGCAATGAGAGCAACACCTCTCATTAAGATTTACTCACCAGATTCTGGAAATCAAGATGCTTTCAACTCACCAGCAAAGAGAGATTTGAGAAACACATCAGGAACAATTGCCTTTGATGGAACGGTTCGTATATGTGAGTCTGGTGTGACTGCGATTACCTCAATACAAACATCCAGAATTGCAACCAGATTTAAAATCCACGCCGGTGCGCATAAATTCGACACAATTCAATTACATTATGTTGCAGATGCAGACTATAATAACAACGTAACTACATAATTTAGGAAAAAATAATGTCATCAAGTTTTAAAAACAACACAACCAACATAATAAAAGCTACTACAATTGGAACACGAATACTAGCTCAAGTTGGTATTAACAGTGTAGAAGCAGGAACCACTGCTGGTGATGTTCTCAGGAATGGGTTTTCTGGTGGGACATCATTCTACTTTAGAGCAGGTGCAACAAGTGCCGCGGCATCTCGTGTATTTGGTGTTGTTGAGAATATTCGCGACAAAAATGTAGATATTGTTCTACAAGGATTAATGCAATATCCCAGCAGTTTAATAGCTGGTGCTCCAACCACTGAAAATTTCTTCCTAAGTGCAGCGACAGCAGGTAAAATTCAAAGCTATGCACCAACCCCCGCTGGTCAGATATCAAAGAAAGTTCTACAGCAAACTACAGTAGGATCGTTCAATGCAACTGTAATAGGCGCAAGCGATTTTGAATCTGGTGAAAATGTTGGAGCAGTACAAGCATCAAAGACAAGTGATGCACCAGTTGGTACTGTACTACCATATCTTTCTGTTACTGGCAATACTGCTACAATTCCGGAGGGATGGGTAGATGGAACAACCATGCAATACTTGTCAGTGTCAGAATATCCTGAATACAACACGCAGTTTGGTGATATTTTTGGATTCGAAGAAACACTAACACTATCGTTCCCAACGGCTACGTTCACCTCTAGTTTAGTTGGTACGCAAGTCGCTACTGATCAGGATAGCACAAACAAGCATGATCGTAGCACCGGGGGTGCTATTGTGACTAATGTTGATACAGTAAACAATAAATTAACAATCAGACAAAATAAGTACAATAGAACATTATACTCTTCAGGTATAACTTCTGGATCAACACCATTATTTGAGTATTTCATTCCCTCGGATAATATTAATTTTGAAAATGGCAATTTAATAGGTTATATCAGCTCTGGTGTACTCGATAAAAATGCTACACCTCACATTAGACATAACACGAGCAATATGTCAGAACCATATTCTGTCGATGGAATGTGGCCACTCTATAGTACACCGGAAGCCGCAAACGCAGCAAGTCCAAATAATCCGGAAGGTATTGCGGGCAGCAATTACCATATTCACGGTGGTCGTCAATTTGGTGGTACTTATGGAACTCAGGAGGATCAGGGAGTAGCCTTCGGAGTTCTCGCGACCCATTTCCACAGTCACTATATGCCAAATGGCTTGAAACTTGTAAATAATGATCTTAATACGGGAATCCATAATGAAGACGAATTACAATATCATGGGGCTACTTTCCCCGGTGGATCCATGTGGGATGGAACTCACAATAATCCAGTTACTGATTATTTAATGAGACCGACTGGAGCTGCTATTCAAACTCTTTATACAATGAAGGTTAAGAACGTAGTAGCAGTAGACATTCCAAGTCAAGTTACAATACAGACTCTTAATGTTACTCATGGTCTTTCTGCTGGTTCAAGTGCTAATAATGTGGTGACAACTGATGTTGCCTTTGACGTACAGTGTATGAAAAATAGACTACGTGATCTAGAAATCAGAATTTTGGGTTCTGAACAAAGTTGCACTCTATAAAATAGGAGATTAAATAATGGGATGTAATTGTGGTAAAAATAAAAAGAAAAAACTGACAGAAGCTTTTAAAAAAGAAAACCAAAGTAAGTTGAGTATACGAAAATCTTGGCTAGATTTAACTAAAGAAGTTCGTAAACAATTAACTTTAGTTCAAAGCTTTGGACTTTCTATGTCATCTAGAGGTCTACGAAATAAAAAAATTGATGGTCCAACAAAGCAACTCAGAGTGCTCAGTTGTTTTGGTAATCAAAATATTGGTGGTGAATTAGTTCAATGTCCACATCTGATGGAAAGTGAAACTAAGAAAAAGCACTATTGTGGAAAGTGTGGTTGTGGTGATCGACCGGGGACACATTTGATTGCGGATGGAGAAAAGTACAGTAAATTAGATTACCCAGTTCTTTCATGTCCATTAAATATGCCGGGATTTACGAACTACCAGCTAAGTGAAGAAAGTGAACAACTCCCACCAATGTCAAGGAAAGCGTACATAGACACGCAAATCAAAACTGCCGATATACAAAGAATATCCGTTACGGTTCCGGAAATGGATGATGATTCAGTAAAAGAGATCGAAGATCATCTCGAAAAATAATCTTTTACCTGTTATTATAAATACAGAGTAGGAGGTAATTATGGCAGCTCCAAATTCCAAACAAAGTCTTATTGATTATTCTTTTAGGCGCCTAGGCGCTCCTGTAGTAGAAATAAACGTAGATATCGAACAAGCAGAAGAACGTGTGGACGATGCTCTACAGTTTTTCTCAGAGAGACATTTCGATGGTGTGGAAAGGGTTTACTTTGCATATCAAATGACTCAAGAAGATATGGACTTACAATATGTTGACACAAATAATATAGGTCCAGCAAATGGATCTGGTGGTGATGGTCCTCGTGGAAGAGATATATTATCCGTGGTCAGGGTATTTCCGTTCGGAGATCTCAGCACCACAAATATGTTTGATGTTCGCTACCAAATGGCACTAACTGATTACTTTGGTATCAATAGAGGTCTTGGTGCTCAAAGTTCAATGGGTATGGCTAGATTTTCATCTACCAAACAATACATTAACATGATACAGCAACTAATGGATCCAGAAAAGGCAGTCACCTTTAGTAAAGTAACAAATCGCCTTAAATTAGAAATGGATTTCAAACGAGATTTAAAAGCTGGGCAATACATAATAATAGAAGCCTTTGCAGCATTAAATCCAGACACATTTAGTGAAATATACAATGATCGTTTACTCAAAGAATATACAACTGCACTCATAAAAAGACAGTGGGGTCTTAATTTAGCTAAATTTGATGGTGTCCAATTGCCCGGTGGAGTAACTCTCCGTGGTGGACAAATATACCAAGAAGCCTTAGCTGAAATAGCTCAAATAGAACAAAGATTCTATTCTGAGTATGAACTTCCATCAGACTTCATGGTTGGGTAAAAATGGCAAGAAATCCTTACATACGCGATGTAAATTCAGAGCAAAAGCTCGTTGAAGACCTAACTATTGAAACAATAAAAGCAATGGGTAGGAATATGGTGTACATTCCTAGAAAATTGCAGAATGAAGACTTGTTATTTGGAGAAGACACAAACTCCAAGTTCAATGATGTTTATGATTTGGAGATGTATATCCTTAATGTAAGTGGATTCGAGGGTGAGGGAGATTTAATTGCAAAGTATGGATTGGAAATAAAAGATAGAGCAACATTTGTTGTAGCCAGAAAAAGATTTACTGACGAAGTATCAGAAGCTGACGGATCTATTGATCGACCAAGAGAAGGTGATTTAATTTATTTTCCTCTAACAAAAGCTTTATTGGAAATAAATTTCGTCGAACATGAAAATCCATTTTATCAACTTGGATCCCTATACACATATACATTAATATGTGAAACATTCACATACAATAATGAAGAATTTAATACTGGAATAGAAGATCTAGATGACATCTATAAGGACAGAAGAAAAACGACACGTTCTCTTGTTCTTTCTGGTTCGCCCATTGCAGAAGATACTACAGGAAATAGTGCTGGTAGTTTCTTCCAAGGGGAAGTATTATTCCAAGTTTCTGGGGAAGAAGGAGACACGTTCACAAATGCTTCTGCCACTGCTGATATTGTTGATTGGGATGCGAACTCCAAGACTTTGTTGATAACAAACATTTCCGGAAATTTGATATACAATCAAACTGTAAAGGGTGCATCGTCTGGTGCAGAATACTTAATAGGCACAGATGCAACCGCAGATATCATCATACCACATAATATTCAGGATAATGAATTCTTTGGTGATAATGAATCGATAGAACTAGAAGGAAATATAAAAGACATAATTGATTTTAGCGACACTGATCCATTCTCGGAGGGTAATTTCTAATGTTCGAATATTATAGTAACGAAGCACTAAGAAAATTAGTTATTGGATTTGGATCACTGTTTGATGATATTCTTGTATCCAAGGACAACAATCAAGGTGAATCAATACAAAAGATAAGAGTTCCTGTATCTTATGGTCCAAAAGAAAAGTTTATTCAAAGAATCAGAGAGTTAAGTTCAATCTCAGATGAAGTTCGTTTACAAACAACCATGCCCAGACTTGGATTCGAACTCCTTGCACTTACCTATGATCCAACGAGAAAAGCAAATAAATTAAGAAAAACTTCAAAAGTTTATGAAACAGGTTCAACAAGTTTTAGTTATTCTGAAGTTCCCTATATCGCATCATTTGGTCTGTATTCGTTCACTAGAAATGTAAATGAAAATTTACAAATAATTGAACAAATATTACCATATTTCCAACCAGAATTTATAATCTCATTAAACATAAATGAAGTTAATAAAAAAGTAGATGTACCAATCATACTTAACGGTCTAAGTGTAACTGAGGATTATGAAGGTGGATTCGAAACTCGCAGAAGTGTAAATACAGTTTTTCAGTTTACTGCAAAAACTTATGTGTATGGACCAGTTAAAACTAAACCAGTTATTACTGGTGTTACCGCTGAGATGTTTAACATATTGGGAGACATAGACTACGGTGAAGTTGGATTCGCGTCACAATCTACATCAATTATTGGTACCACAGGAGGTCTAACTGGATCTAGTGGTGGCAGTTTCCTAAGAGGAGAGAATTTCAATAATGAGTGATTCTAGTTATGATAAAATTTCTGATGCATTAGATACAACATTTGAGTCAAAAGAAATAGTAAAGAAAGAAATAAAAGAAATATC